GACTGTCAATAGGAGGCCGCAGATATTCAGTGCAAACGCCAGATGAAGATTGACATCGGCAATTCGGTTGGTCAATCTCATATGACATCGCATGAGTATCTCCGAGACGCACAGACATATGCATTATCCCAGTAATACGACAGACACAGTTGCGTGCCATAAGGTAGGCTTGCTAGGACTTCAAGTCTCCCTATAACACATACTACGAACACTACTTACCTAGGACTAAAGTAGCCACACGTCCGTAATATGACTGCATCTGAGGGCTGGTATAGCATTCTCATACGCAATCTGCTCGATGTGAGCCGACCAGAAAGGGCGCTGTACGAACCACTACCACTGACGCGCTCAGCATAGGCTGGCCTGTGAAGGCTTATTCTTCCTCACAAAAGAATACATTACCGCCTATCCCGGGGCTTCGTCAGATAGTAGGTGCCGGGACACTCGTATACGGTTTGCACCGAATACACTTAAAGACTTCCTATCGCTTCTTTAAG